TAGTATAACTCTGCGTTACTGTTTGGTCGTTTTCCCAAAAAATATTGTCACTTCCAGCACCTTGAGCACCAGCACCAGCAGCAGCCCAACTTAACGTGCCAGAAGCATCAGAAACAAGAGCATAGCCAGAAACAGCAGCGTCAGCAGAAGGTAATGTCCAAGTAAGGCTAGAAGAAACTGTAGCTGGTGCTTGAAATCCTACATAATGACTACTATCAGCATCAGCAAACCTAAGATCATTTTGAGCTTGGAGCGTCAATCCATTAGCATCGAATATCATCTGCTCTGTACCACTGGAAGAAAATCCCATTACGTTTGCAGATTTCCTAAACAAACCTAAATCTGTATCTGTATCGAAACTTAATGCAGGAGTAGAAGCACTTGAAGAATCATCTATTAACAACGGGCCTGTCATCGTACCGCCAGCTTTTGATAGCAAACCTAAATTAGCCTGATCTATATTGCCTATCTCTGTAAAAGCACCATTGCTTGAATTTCTTATTTTTAAAATATTTGTAGTGGTATTTAAAAAAGGCATACCAGCTACGCATTGACTTGAAGCTAAGTCAGATGACTTTGAATTACTTGATTGGATCGCAGCAAAAACAGCGTTTAAATCAGTTCTTACGTTTGCTCCTGAGGCATTTTCGATTGTATAGTTTGTAACGTCAGACATAGTTAGTAACTATTTTTCTCCATGTTAACCTCCTTTGCCGAAACCAACAGCACTGTAGGTAAAGTCTCTATCAATACTACCACCACCTGAGTTTTTAAAATGAACTGTAAAGCCAGTTCCAGTTATATTTGTCAGTTCAAAATAATCGCCAGATGCCATTTGTTTGCTGGAAGAATGTTGAGGAGTAATGCTAACAGAAGGTAAAAAACTATTTGCATTACCTAATCCAGACGTTCCAACAAAAAATGGTGCTGTAAATGTAACTGCTTTTGCTCCTGCTCCAGATGCTATGACAGATGATTGCTCAGTTCTTGAAGGCATTGTTGCTGTATATCCTGCTTGCTGAAGATTCATGTTTTGTGCTGTATCTGCTGTGTCTATAGTAATTCTGAACTGAAATCCTCTACCTTTAAATGTTCCATTAGCAAAATCGTTGAAAGATGTATATGTTGGAGAGCTAGAAGGATCATCCGTTGTGGTGCGTACAGCCATTTTTGCGTTTACATCATTAGCAATCGAACCATCAAAATCTGTCCAAGTATCTATATTGTCTGTTCTGTTATCAAATTGATCTCCTGTATAAAAACCAACTCCTTGAAAATGTCTTTTTAAGACAAGTGAGAATGTGCCACCAAGATCAAGAGTATCTACAAAATCATAAGTACCATTAGCATTTGCTGTTGGATCTGTAAGTTTTAATCCACCAAGAGTAGAGTCAAAAGTAAGATTTGATTTTGTTCCGTTATATGGTGTTCCATCTGTATCTTCTCGATCAGTTTTGACAGTAATAGAATCTAAAATATCAACAATAGATAAAGCTACACTTGTTGCATTTGCACTAAATCTTCCACCATCGTCTTGAAACTTAAGGAGATAAGTTCCTGCAAGGGCAGGAGCTATAACTTCTGTTGTGTTACCAGATACAGCTTCAATGACATCTTGAGCAGATTGAAATGTAGCAGATACTCCAGTTTGATTTGTATGCCGTACATAAACCCGACCTCCATGCAAAACATCTATAGCAGTTGCCTGTGTAAATCTTAGTCTTACGAATTGTTCATTAATAGGTTCAATAGTAAGTCCAGATACATCTTCTGGTAAAGCGGTTTTACCTTGAGCAGTAAATGTTGTGTCAGTTGAATTAGTAGATATTTGTCCTAAAGAATTATATGAAAATACCTGGAATGTATAAGTTGCTTTTACAGTATCTAAAAGTTCAAAATCACTACTAAATACAGTTTGGGAAACATAATTACCATTCTCGACTTTGTAATTCACAAGATATTGAGTAGAACCAACAACAGGTTGCCAATCAACAATAAGTTTACTTCTGGCAATACTATTTATAACCACTGTCTGCTCTGTAACTGTTAAGTTACTAGGAGGAGAGGCAGGAGCATTTAATACTGATATAGTTCTTGTTGGTAAGGCAGTTCCATCTTCAATAAACGCATATTTACCTTCTACATAAGATAAAGCTGAAATTGTATAATTTATATCATCCTGTTCCTCAACTTGAATAACTCTAAATAATTGAGTTTGTAAAGTAGTGCTAGATATTAAGTAAGGTGCATTTGTGCTTGGTGCAGAAGTAAAAGTAGAAGCAGTCGTTCCATCTGGTTTTGTAACACTATTAACTGTAATAACTGCATTTGTAATATCAGATATTGAACCTGTCTCAACTGTTCCATCAGATAAAATCACACTTATTGTTGGATTATCATTCAATGCTGGTAAACCCGTTTGCTCTAAAGCATCAATAGTAATTGTTGTAGTTGTTGCAGATACTACACGACCACCTCTTCTGGCTCCTGCTCTTACTGGATCGTTTATTTCAATAACTGAACCAGGTCTAACAACAATTCCAGCATCTATTGAAGTTTGAAAAGTAACAGTTTCACTTTCATTTTGTTCAGCAAAAAGGATTGCACGGCCCAATCTGGCAGCTTGATTACGGGAGGTGCACGCAAATGCTTTCACTTGCTTAACAATTGTGCCTAGCTTACTTATAGCGGTGCTATCTTCTACGACCTCAAAATCCACTTCTTTTGAATCCATGTTGAAGTAACTGACAGAAACAACAGAATGACGTTGTTTTAAACTGCTGCCTTGATAAGTAAAACCTGTTTCACCTACATTGGCTAAATTAAATAAATAGCTTGATGTAGTTGGTTTGTCTTGAGATATAGTTACACTACCAGCAGACCATATAGGCATACATCTCATAACACCAGCTAAATCATTTATTGCTGCAAATGCTTCTTTAGGGCTTTGAATATTTACATTGCAACTAAATCTAGCTTCTTTTGCACCTGATCCTGTTCCGTCATCTACTTCTTCGTTTGCATACTTACTAGCAGCTACAAAACTAAATAAATCTAAATTACTATCAGTAACATGATCTCCTAAACCATACCTCGTATTTGTAAGCAAATCGAGTAAGCACATCGCAGGGCAGTTTGTATAAACAGCAGCACCCATAACACCATTAAATATATAACCACTTGGATAAACAATTCTACCTGTAGCATTATCCACAGTTGGAGTGCCAGAACTAGATGCTCCTGCTCCTGGTATTCTTACTTTTACTCCTCTAATACGATATTTTCTTGTAGGAATACGATTGAACTGTTTACTATCTAAACGAAGAGCAACATAAGCACTATTGGCATAAGTTGAACTGTTATCTATGACTTCTTGAATACTGGTAAATTGAAAAGAATTTACTCTTGCTGCATCTGTACTATCTGCGGTAACTCGAACCACTCGGACATCTACAGGAAAAGCACCAGTAATATTTATCCTATGATCTCTAGCATAAGCATCTGCTGTTCTACCACTAACAGAAGTACTTATAACATCGGTGTATCCACCAGAGTTATATTGAACCTGTATTTTATATTCGACAGTATCTCCTCGAATATCTCCGTCATCTTCAGCTACTTGTATTTGAGGCCAAGTTAAAGTAACAATAACCGCATCTACATCTGTATTGGTAACTTGTCTGGTCACGGGTGCAGAAGTAGTTACAGTAACCCCAACACCAGTTGGTGATCTGCTTTCAGCAGGAATCCCACTCATTGCAGTTTGGTTTGACGTTCCAAACTTAGATTTAAAAGTTACATCTTGAAAATTAAAATCAGTATCCGCAGGACTAGCACTTGTAGCTGTTGAATTAAGTATCGGAGTGTCATCAAGAAATACATCTTTCAAACTTGCATTGTCATAAGCTGTAGTTCCTTTTGTAAGTCCTTCTTTTGATGCACTAGCAAAACCTTCTATCTCGCCTTCAGATATTAAATCTTGAACTGTAGCAAAACTTCTACTATGTAAAGTATCAGGAGCACGATAAGGAGGTGGGGGTGGCTTTGGTGGACCTCCTGCTCCTCTAATAAGTTTAGTTTCGTCTGTCATGCTTCTACCTGATTAGTGTCGACTGCTGCACTTATTACAACACTTCCTGTAATTATTTCACCATATATTATTGGTACAGGAGTACCTGCTCTTGATGTATTTTGTACTCCACTAAAGTTAAATGACAACTGCGGATCTTCTTCTGAATTAAATTTTTGTGGTTCTGGTAAAGGAAATAACATTTCTGAAACACCTTGCAAAACAAGGGCTGCACCAATGGCACTGATAGCTGTACCTAATTTAGTTGCGAAAAGTGCTCCAGGAGTTGAAATACCAACTACTCCTGCACTTGAACCTAAAAAACTTGTTGTTCCAAACAAACCAGCACCAGGAAAAAAGAACGAAGCTCCAATCAAGGCAGCACCTAACAAAAATTTTCCTGTACCTCCTCCAGCACCACTAATAACAGGAATAAAATGTATATCTTCTTGACCGACAGGATAACTTATTTCATGCTCTTCGATATCATAATTACCAACTTTTACTTGATAATATTTAGGACTCATATAGGATTCTACATTAGGAAAATTATGTATTAAAAAACTAACTGCTTGACTTACATTACTAACTTTTACCTCGAACTCTTTATGTCCGATAAATTCTGCTAATTGTCCATACAGTTTTACTTTACGAAGCATACCGATACCTTTTTCCTGTACATTTTAACAGCCATTCAGAGTAAGGCTCTCTACAAGATAGTCTATCGGTTAAATGATGAATAACATCACCCTTAAAAAATAATGCTACATGATTTAAAGTTGGATGAAGAATACTCATAAGTAAAACATCTCCATCTTGTAATTTTTCATCAGGTCTTAATTCTCTAAAACCTGTTCGCCATGCACAACTTTCAAACAACGGATTACGTAAAAATTCTTCTGGTGTTACAGGTCTATCCCAGTCTTTTAATTCTATGTTTCTTTCTTCTTTATACCAATCTCTTACTAAACTCCAACAGTCTGTTATACCCCATACCCATTGACGACCCAATAAAGGTGGCTTGTATCCACAAGGTTCTAAATATGCCCATTGCTCTGTTTTTGGATTTACAATATACCAAGGTAAATTACTATCTTCACAGCTAATTTTATCTGCCTGACTAGGATCAGGCGGGGTGATAGGGTGACTATGAACCACCCCAACTATTTCTCCTGTATTATCTGCCTTTACATAATCCTCTGGGTCGATAATAAAACATTGATGCTCTGTCATAGACAAATTACGACAAGGAAAATACCTTTCCTTACCTTTTATATTCAAAAGTAAACCACAAGATTCTTTAGGGTCCTCACGTTGGGCATGAAGTAGTGCTTTGTACTTCCAACTCATTGAACAAACGTACCAATAGACGGAAATACTGACCTAGTGCACTGACGCTTAGGTATCCTAACTCCTGCTAAATCTGTGGGAGCAGCAAGTTCAAATTCAACAACTTCTCTATTTTCTCCTGATTTACGATCTATAGAGTAAACTTCTCTTGGAAACTCGGCTGTTGGATCAGCAGTTGCATTTGTTCCATCGGCAAAATTAACAGCATCAATAAATTTAGCTAATGTTCTAATTCTTGTAACTGTAGCTCCTGTTAAATCATTACCAGTTGTTGTTTCATTTACAGTTAAAAGAATAGATGAAATTAATCCCGTAGCATTACTAATAGTAATCATTGGTCTAGGTAACTGACCTTTTTGAAAAGCAAAACCTGTGGCTTGTATAGGAAATCTAAGGTAAGCATTACCATCCCACACTATTTGACCATTTGCATCTAAATTACTACCAGCATGAAATCTATATATTGTATTTGCACCATGTAAAGCAGTAGATAACTGAAGAGTAAATAACTCAATAATTGCTGATGGATTGATAGATTGTAAATTACTAAATACTGCTGAATTTACTGACATTATGCTGGTTCAAATACTTCTCTAAAGGTTGCTTGAATTGTAGCTCTATTGTTAAACGGTATCGACTTGCTCCATGATTCGCAAACAAATTCAGAAGAAGAACTTTCTCCTGGTGGAGTAAACGTAAAGCTATCACTATCATTTGCACGGGCATCTAAAAATGTTTCTATAGTATCTGCATCTGTTTCTGAAACATCAAAAGTAAAATCAAATACTTTAGGATTCTGATGTTGAGCTAAACCAAATAAAATCCTATGTTCATAACCATCAGCGAAACGAACAGTGCGAGTTAATGGTGCAGAACTTTTTTGCTGTCCATAACTAGGTTTTATCGAAGGAAAAATAGCCATTATGCAAGTAAACCTCCAGGTCGTTTTTGTTTTAATAATTCTGCCTGTATAGCTACTGATAACACAGCACCAAGTTCTTTACCAGTTTGTCTATCTCCTTGGACATTAGAACCAGAAGCATCTACATTAACCACTATATTAGTTGAGCCACCCATATTGTCATTAGAGACTATACGACCACCTGCGTTTGGAACAAACATTTCTGGTCCACGTTCTCCAACCATATAACTTTTTCCCGCACTAACAGGACCACCATTTGCTCTAAAGAAACTAGAACCTGGAAATAAACCACTTAAGAAAGAATTAACACCAAATTGAATTAAGGATCTCTGTATTTGACTGAATACACTACGAGCAACATCCCCAAGTGTTTTAGTGCCATCTATTGCACCTTGAATAGCATCGACTATTCCAGTTTCAATAGTTGATCCTATTGACTTATATAACTCCTTTACTTTTTCCTGCTGTCTTAGTTGTTCTTCTACTGCTGCAATACCTCTTACTGCCTCTTCTACCTCTTTTTTCTTTAACTCTGGATTTTGTGCCAAAATGTCTCTTATCTTTTTCTGTATGGCAGCTTCCTGATCTCCTAAAGTAAGTCTCTCCATAAGATTTTGCTTCTGTTCTGCAAGACTAGCCATAGTGTCCTGTGCTGACTTTGTTAACTTAACTGCACCTTCATTGACTGATTGAACTTTCTTTTCAATAGAATCCAGTATTTTCTGACCACCAGGTAAAAATCTAATCAGTCGGATCAGTTCGGTTATAGCCATACCTATTGCAGACGTTATTAAGTTAAATCCTTCTAGAATCATATTTACTGTATCCAGTAACAGCGTTAATGCAGCTACAAAAGGTACACCTATTATGCCTAGAGCTGTTGATGCTAAGGCTGTAAACTGTTTGAACTCGTCAACTAATAGGTTAATATTGTCCGCTATATTTTCTGAAGTTCCTGCCACTGTTGATGTTTGTTTAGCTACTTCTTCACTTAATAGTTTTCTAGCCTTTTCAGACTCTCCTATTCTTTGTAAATTTTTGATGGTTCGATCCAGTTCAGCATTAACCCTTATAGAAGAATTTTCTAAAGAAGCTAAGTCTAGATTTTGTGTAGCATTTCCTATTTCTCTGATAGTACGTAGATTACGTTCTAATAAAGTACCGATGGCACTACCAAATATCTGACCACCAAACTCTTCTCCTTCTGGTGCAAGGAAAGATCCAGCCAAACTACC